TGCTCAGCTGTAGCGATTTGCTCATTAGTTAAATGTGGTGGTAGATAAACTTCGGCACCATTTGTGTGCATACCCATTAACCATATGTCGCATGTTTGTTCCATGAGTCCCTCTAATGCATCAGGTTTAATACGATCATCTATATCCAGTACCCATATCCACTCTGTATCAGTCATTTCAGCAGCACTATTCCAGTACCAGGGTGATTTCCAAATCCACCCAGGAGCAGGCTGTGAAACTACACGCTCAGCTCTTATATCTCTCAAGCGATCACTAGCACAAATTATTCTCTTAGGCTGGATAGTTAATTTGTCTATAGCCTCAGACCAGCCCTCTATGTACTGATCATATTTATCACCATAAATGGCTGTAATTATCGTTACATCAGCTACCATCGTGATGGCATACCTAATGTGGACTGACGATCATCATGATAAATCCAGGTAATTTCAGGGTGATGTTTAATTATTCTGTCATGTTCCACTAGACGTTTTATTAGTAGAAAATCATCGCCTATGCGATTTCCCCCACTATCTAAAATCATGGATTCAGGTTCATAACCCTCTGAGAAGCCCCCAGCTCGTTTAATCGTAAGTGTTTTGGCTATCCACGTTATAGGTACCTGATGCAAGTCATCATTAGACCAGGGAACGCCAAAGTATCTTTCAAGGTGACCAGCATTACCAGAAGTTTGATATCTAAACCAGGGATATACTAAGTCAGCATCCGATTCTGTAATACATTTGTAGATTACCTCTATATGCTGAGGTAGCAGTTCATCATCATCATCCAGTACAGCTACATATTTGGTCTTAACTTTTTTTAATAGTTTATCTTTTATCGCTGCTCCACCTAATTTATTACTATCTTCCATAATCAGATGTGCTGCAGGTTGCAGTGTTTGTGCTTCTACACTCTTAACTGCTCTGGCTAACAAGTCTGCTCGGGGTGGAATGGTTGCAGTAATAATGGTTACATCAGATGTCCCAGGCATTACGTCTCCTACGTTTAATAGTCCATCTGCCCTCTGACAGATCTCCTCGTTGCTCTTTATCGTGATAATAGTCTGCGTTGTTTGGAAATGTCTCAGCGTTACGTGCTGTGTAACCTGCGTGCAGTGTGGATGAGTTATCGTGCGCTACAGGTATGAAAGAGTGATTGGTTTTGATATTTGCGTAATTACATCTGCGCTGATAGTCGTTATCCTCAAAATATGCAGGATGCAGTGCCTCATCAAATAAACCTATTTTATCTACGACCTGCCAGCCGACTGTGAACACGCACCAGGGCTGAGGTGAACCTGATAGTACTAATGAGTCTGGTGTAGCTGTTTCTGCAAATAATTTAAGTGACTCACCTGACCACTCAATATCAAAGTTACACACCATCCAGTAATCAGCATATGGAAATGCTTTAATGCCTAGATTCCACGATGTAGATACACCTAGATTATGAGGAAATGTCCAGTGATGTACTTTATTAACCCACTGATTCCATACTGGCTCATAGTTACTAGAGCCACTGTTATCTATGATTACTAAATCTCTTACTGGATAATTTATAGATGCGAGCATGCGATCTAGTAAGTCATGTCGGGCTAGGACTGGGACTATGAGTACAGGAATCATACTTTGCTTTCTGAGGCCTCTGCTGGTATCCCTGGGCTTTCAATAGAGACTCCTCGAACCCCATCATTCAAAACTGGTGCAGGTTTGCCATAAAGGGTGTTTAGAGCCTTAGTCCAGTACTTCTCAAAGACGGCATCAGCCTCATACTGGGCTGCAAAATCTATCGCTTTAATAGATCTGTCATCTGCTTTAATGTAGGCCTCATCTAGAGCTGAAACTATTTCAGGGATAGATGGGACATGGAAGAAAGACTTTTGTGGTGCATCCCATAATGGTTGTCCACCTATGAGCCAGCCATCTCCACACAACTCTGTCGATGCTGCAAAGTCTGACACGATAACTCTGGTACCACACGCTAAAGCCTCAATGGTTGGTATTCCAAAACCCTCACCGTATGAGGTAGCAAGCAGAACATCCATGCCAGTGTAAATCGCAGCCATCTCATTAGCTGCGATACCAGTCCTTAGCATGTATGGATCTACAAACCTGTATTGCTCTTTTTTAAGTCCCACAGATTTTATTAACTCCAGCATTTTGATGCCACCTAAACTACCTAATGCATCAGTGTGTAGGTAGAGGACTGCATCGGGATGCTTTTGCGCAAACATAGAAAATGCCAAGATATTTTCACCGAACGCTTTACGGCATGGGTACACACCTTTATTAGCAGCATTCATACCCACCACGAATGCATCTTCTGGTACACGCATCATCTCGCGAGCAGTAATCTGCTCATCGTCTCTGATAATGAAATCAGTTGGTTCGTACACACGTTCGATAGCATGTGGCACATACTCGGATGGAATGCCAACGTTCTCAAGCATGGCTTTGCCGTACATACTCATAGCGATAGGTGTTACGAAGTCTTGTCTCACCCATGCAGCGACATCAGGTGGTGCTGGCATGTGATCTATCGGTGTCCAGGCACCTATGCGCCAGTCAGAATATCTAGGTCCTTTGAATATCCACTGGTCGAATAGGGTGATCATGGCGTGCTCAGCTGTAGGGTCATGTCGATACCAGTCATACATGTGTGCAGGAATTACATCGTTGCTCCACTGATCATGTCCACGTGGATAAACTGGGACATCACCATAAGGTGTAGGCCATGTAGATGCTGCCGCTTCTAAACCATAATTAGCAGCAATAGCGATATCGTATCCAGCCTTTTTAAATCGTGGTACTGCCTGTGCTGTCTGTTGCCCATATCCAGTAGTAGCCCAGGGTGCATTAGACATCCATAAAGTTCTACGTTTTGTGTTATCAGATTTGACAGCATGTAAATGTCTAGGTTTTTGTTTTGCTGCTGCTCGTTTGTCAGCTCTATTCACGCAGGACTCCCTTTATATAAGTGTGACCCCACACTACATGAGCATGGGGTCAAACTGGGGTCTAGGACACGACCTGCGCTTCGCATCCTAGACGACTATGTACTAGTTAGATCAGCTGGTTGTTAAATACTTAACATGGCTGGTCTGAACTAGGTTCCCGTCCAGGCGTAGTTGAGCCCTGAACGTAATTAGGTCTTGGTTGAAGGCATAATCATCGGATCTATCGATTCTTATTCCACCAACTTGACGTACAAAATATGAACTCAAGTTACCAAAGACAACTGACTTCACAGCTGAACCTACGTTACTCATCGCTGGGTTTTCATAGATACGGTGACCTAATAACAAGTCGCGATCTTCTGAGTTCATTGATGGGCTGAATAGGTATTGACCTGCATTGTCTTTTAACTTACGTACTGCTGCGACTGTGTTTGCGTTCATCATAAAGCCAGAGCCTGGCAATCTGCGTGCAACTGTGTCGAGTGAGTACACAAGTGAGATAAGGTCATCTGCTGCTAAGGATGTAGCTGTTGATGCTACGCCTGAGCCTGCGCGAGTAACGATACCGTTTGGTTCTATAGTTCCTGTACCAAGAGTCAATCTGCTATTTGCAGTTGTACCCATAGTGTTACCGATTTGGTCGGCTAGGAATCCAAGAATGTCTACGCCAGCATCTTCAACTAATTCACGTGTAACTTGGATTAGGAAACCATATTTGTATGCACCTAAAGTTACGAATGAGTTGAATGTAGGATCTGCTTCGGAATATGCTGCTGCTTCTGCAGTTGCAGTTCCTTGTGTTGCGCTGTATGCAGACAGTGATGGAATTTGTAAGTTCTCTCCACCAGCAGTGTTCAGGATTGTAGAAGTCTCAAGCATAGGACCAACGAAACGTGCTAGCTCAATGATTCTGTTGTAGAAAGAGGTAGGTACAGGAGATCCAGTGCTGGATTTTGTAATATCTCTCTTTTCAAATTCGTAAGATCTGATATCGCCACGTGCTAATGAACGAATAACTTCTGCTTCATCTTTAGCAACTGACTTATCGCCTACTGGTTGTGCTTGTGCTTCGAAACCTCTCATTGCTTCTGCTGCACGAACTTCGCGATCAGCATCTGCTTTTAATGTTTCGATGATTTGTGCTCTGCGATCTAGGTCAGCTGAGATGTTTTCATATTTAGTGTTTTCATCTGCTGATAGTTCGCGATTTTCTGCTGCTGCAGCATCTAGAAGAGCCTTTGCTTCTTCCCAGGCACGATTACGTGCTTCATGCTGTTGTTTAATATAGTCCAATGACATTATGTGTCCTTTTTGTGTTAATAGGGTTGTATTACATTTCTGCGTGGCTCACACGACAGGACAGATAGTGGTGGCATCCACGCAACTACCTAGAGATATCTTATCTCAGGTTTAGCGTGTCTCGTTACTTTCTACGACTCTAGTCTCTTTGACTGGTTCGTACTTTTTAATCTCAGGTTCATCTATTTTAATAATGGCATCAGCTAACGCATCTGCGATGTCTTTGATAGCACCTGATTCTGGATATCCAGCTGTTCTAAGTATGGTGTCTTTCACCTGTTGTCTATTCATTAGAGAGCCTTGTAGACTAGGTCTAATTGTTTGCGCTTGATGTCTAGGTTATTAAATGATCCTAGTAGTGGTTTGTCATCTCTTAATTTTGTAACCACTTCTGTAATGAGGTCAGCATTTTCAGCGTTAAGTGCTTCACCAGATTCTAATTTTAATAATGCATCAGCTAATTTATCCACATCCGTATTTGTTCTGGATGCCACTATTTCAAGTGTTCTCACAGATGCTGTAGTCGCTTGATATGCAGGAAAGCCTGTAACGATAGACACCTCATGTAGACGTATGTCTAGCAGTTCGCGAGTTCTACCATCATCTGACCATCTGTCACCTTTTTGTGGGACAGAGAAACCGAATGACATAGCATTAACGTCACCTCTTTGCATTAGCACAGATAAGTCACGACCATAAGTTGTGTCAGGTAATTCTGCCTCTGCTAATAATCCTTTAGAGTCCTCAGTAAGTTTTAAAGTCTTTGCTCTAGTGGATGCTAAAACCATATCCATATTATGATTAACGAACATTTTAATTTCGTTACGCGCCTTAAGTGAGCGCTTGAATGCACCTGGGACTATACGTTCTGTGAAAGGTAGTGGTTCAGAGTCGCTATTAAATACTGCTGCATAACCTGTGAATCGCATACCATTATTAGTATCGGGCTCGAGTCTTATCTCAAAGTCCACATCGGTCTTAATTCTGCGTTCTACTTTTGTAGTCATGCTTTTATCCTCTTTATCTTTATCTAATTGTATAGCGATACTCGACCATCTGCTGTTCTGTTCTTCTTTATCTAACTGACTGACTATTGACTCGGCATAGTTCATCGCACGCATAGCTGACGACTTACTACTACCTGAACCCCATAAAAGATGTGCGACCAGTCCAGCTCCTGGATATCCTGGGTCATCAGGGTTTCTATTAGATGGTGCATCTAGATCTACCATGTGTCTGGCTATCCAGGGTGCGATTCTTCTCCACTTATCCTCTGACACTTGACCATTAGCCATAGCACGTGCTTCTCTTAAAGTTTTATCTGTCAAACCATCACCACCGAATCCTTGCGCATTCAGCTCTAACCCACGTCTGGCTGCTGCTCGCATGTATGCAGGTGGTGTGAGATTAACCTGTCGTTCTTCCATATCATCATCTGGAGATTCCATATCATCATGTGGTTGCCATGCGTTGCAGTAGTAAGCACCATTTACATAGTCATCCCACTTCTCGCAGTAGGCACGTAGTTCACCATCAGGATATTCTTTGATATTTGACTCATCATAGAAATAACAGTTCCCACATGCTCTGCCCTCAGGCACATCTGGTGATAAAGATGGTCTGTAGTTATCTGGTAGTGCTCTATCCTCTGTGGGCAGACTACGAGTAGATCGTGGATGTCCCTCTGGTAGTAGATCGTTATCGGTTACATAGTTTGGATTTTCTGGTCTACCATTACGCAAAAGATACAGAAACGCATTTACTCTTGCCATCGACCATGCTGCTCTGGATATACCTGGTCTGTGAGATGTTGAGTATGCACCTGATCCACGTCTATAAACGGCTTTCAGCTGTCCTAATGTCGTGCGAGTGTAATCTGGTTTATTTTGCTCAGCCATCTTGTCATTATGCTCAGTCACTTTATTTCTTAAAGCCGTAGTCGTAGCCTCACTAAAAGTTACTGACCCACCAGCACCCTGAGCACTATCAGGCTCATTCTCGTCACTACCTTGTATCTGATCTGATGCTGGAGCAGGAGCACGCTCACCACCTGGCTCTATATCCTCAGATATAGAAACTGCAATCATCTGATCTATAGCATCCTGTTTAGTGGTATGGCATCCGATAACTTCGCCATCATCTTTAATAGTTGCCCAGCCTGCACAGTCGGCTGCAGAGTCTGTAATAAAGTATGGCACTATTTACCCTCGACCAACCATGTAATTAAGAATGGTCCTGTCGCTGAAGCGACTGCATACATGGCATCATTTTGTGCCAGCTGAATATCTACGTGCGCTTGCTTATGTAATTTCAGACCAGTAGACGTAGTAACTCCAGCAGGTCCTATATACACGTTGTCAGTATTATCTGCTAAATGCATATGTAGTGCCGTTGCATAACCATAATTACCTGCGATTTTAACTACAGCAGTACCGACTGAAGTCTGTCCAGTTATTAAAGACACTATTTGACCTCATAAACTGACTCAGGATCTAATGGATCTATTTGTGCTACAGGTTGTAACTGTGTAGATGGCAGACCAGTATGAGCGATAGCTGGTAACTCTAATGCGCTTAATACCTGTGCTGGGTCGTAACCTGCAAAGACTAGTCGCTGAGCCATTTCAACTTTCTTAGCCTGCTCCACGACCTGTGCATCTGTAATATTTATATTAGCCAGTGGGACTCTAAACTGGTCACCCTCATCAACTGGTCTTAAATCTTCAAATCTGCGCACATCATTAACTGAGTAGAAACCTGCCTGCAGACCGATACTGTAACCCTGAATACGTGTTGTGTAATCACCACGTAATAGGCCGTCTACGTTAAACTTAATAAAGGCTTCGGATGGTAATAGTTTTGTGTAGGCCTGTTCAATTTTTTCTAAGTATGGTCTAAGTGTATGCACCACGAAGTTGATATTATTTTGTTCAAGTGATGCGTAACTCATAGCGCCAGGAGTTGTTATGGCAATCATGTGAGGTGGAACTCTAAACATTCTTGCGATTTCTTCGATGGCTAACTTACGTGACTCCAGCATTTGTGCTTCATCTGGTGCTGTTCCAGTCTTAGTGTATTTTGCTCCACCAGATAGAACACCAGTCTTATGTGCTTTTCTGTAGCCTTTATGTGAGATGTCAAAGTTATCGCGCAGATTAGTGGCTTGCTCGCGTGTTAAGTTACCTGGAAACTCGATAATGCCTTGCACTGTTGCACCTTGACCGAAGAAGCGTGCTGCAAATGATTGCAGTGCTGATGCCAGACCAAGATTATCTTTTAATTCTGATACACGTGATAGTCCACGTAATGCTCCAGGCTTACGCATTTCTGTTATGTGAATCATGTCATCTTTGGATACGACACCTGCTTCAGCGTTATCGAATACGTATTCGATTTCACGTGTAGCTGGGTTTCTGCGCACAGTGATACGCATAGGGTCTAGTACTACAAGATTTGCTACATCGCCTCTACTATCACGATAGATACGAATGAATGCGTTACCGTCTAGTAGGAGTGATACGAGTACCTGTTGGTAATGCTCGGATCTTAATAAATCAACATCTGGGGTCATCACCCAGTCTGGGCGTGGTCTGTATGGAACTCGATTGCCATCACGTCTGATATAAGCATCTAGTGGAAGTGTTGATATGGTGTCTGAGATAAGTAGAACGCAGGAATAAAATGCGCTAATGCGCATCGCTGTGTTTTCATCTATTGGTGTGCCAGCCTCTGTTGTAAATGCAAAGGTGTCACCAGCTCCCCATATGGACTGAAATGAGATATTACGGTTCTCTGAGTTACCGAACAAATTAGCCAACATTATTTACCACGTTCGATTGCTATACCAAATAAAATTATTCCTATGCCTAAAGTGACTACGCCTGCTGGTGGAAATATCCAGCCGATACCAGCTGAGATAGTTATTAAACCTAATGCCTGAACGAGTGTGGCTGACAATGTAACTCCCTACATGTAAAATTCTGGGACAGGTTGCTCTGCATCGACATGTGATGTAGTTGCTCTATCAAATGCAATGATACTAGCAACTGCGGCATCTATCTTGCGTGGCGATCCTCTGTGTTCTTTCACAATCCTTGGACCTAGTCTATCGGTCTTTATGACTGCATTAGAGATATGACGTGCCAGTAATGGATTTCCATCATGAGTTAATTTTTCTTGAACCACTGCATCATAGAACTTTGCACATGCTGGAATCATGCGAGAAGCAGATGTAGATGGCCACTCCACAATCGGTAGTCCCATATCTTGAAGTACCTGCATGGATCTTTGCCATCTAAATGGGTCGCATGCTATCTCGCGTACTTTATATCTGGAGCATGCCTCGATTATTTCCTGTTCCACTTCCTGTGTATCTACGCGCCAGTCGTCTCGGTCTGTCACTTGTTTCTCCCACGCTTTCACCATGAACACGTGAGGATTTTCTTCCACTGTTACACCGATAATTACTGATGCATCACCTGAAAATGACCCATCGAATCCAAGGATTACCTCAGTATCAGGGTCTACAGGTCTATCTTCGTTTCTCAACTCCCATGCACCTGATGGTAACCATGCCTGACTGCTAGAAACCCAGGCATTAGTGCGCTTAGTCCTGAACTCAGATTCTGGTGTACGTTTTACAGCTGACTCGAAATCCTCAACACTATTTATT